GACACCTTGCATGTCCAGACGAAATCATATATAATGTACATATATTTATGTGTTAACTTTATTAAGGACTTTTATGAACATCATTGCATTGAAATTGATTACCGGTGAAGACGTTATGGGTGACTTGGAAATCGAATCGGAAACCGAATATGTTATCAATAATCCTGTATCGATTGCGGTACTAAACGGTCCAAACGGACAACCAGGAATTGGTCTTGGAAACTTTCCAATGTACGCTGAATCGGTACAAAAGTCGAAGAATGCCACAATAACCATTGCCAAAAAGTTCGTGGTGTACTATTATACACCTGCACAAGACTTTCTTAACAACTATAACCAAGTCTTTGGATCCGGTATCGTAATTCCATCACAAAAATCGATTTTGACAAAAGGTTAACTTGAGTAACTTCTATACGAATGTACAAAACCTCGGCGGCAGTATTCTGTATCGAGGTGTTAAAGACGGCCAGCGAATCAAACTTAAAATTGATTACTCGCCGTCTTTGTATTTGCCTGTCCGTAGGAAAAATACTGGTGAGTCTTTTAAAAGTCTAGATGGTCTTCCACTAGAACGTAAAGAATTTGAAACAATTCGTGAAGCTAGAGAATTCGTAAAACAATTCGATGGACTTCCTGGTGCACCAAAGATTTATGGTAACACCAGATATGAATATGCATTTATTGCAGACCAACACAAAGGCATGGTTGATTGGGATCAAGATAAAGTCTCCGTTGCTGTTATCGATATTGAGGTTGGTTCTGAAAATGGTTTCCCTGACCCTTATCTTGCAAACGAACCTATCACGGCTATTGCTGTTACATACTTGAATGGTGAAACGTATGTGTTCGGTTGTGGTGACTATGTGGTTCAAGGTGATGAAAACTATATCAAGTGTAAAGATGAGTGGACTCTTTGCAAGAAATTCATTCAACTGTGGCAAGCCAAGTGTCCTGATGTGATTACTGGTTGGAATACGAAGTTCTTTGATATTCCTTATCTTGTTAATCGTTTTCGTAAAATTCTTGGTGAAGAAGAAACAAGAAATCTGTCGCCTTGGAGATACATCTCTGAACGTCAAACCAATATCAATGGTCGTAAGTTGATTGCTTATGGTCTTGTTGGTATCGAATCACTCGACTATATTGAGTTATACAAATGGTATGCGCCAGGTGGTAAGTCACAGGAATCATATCGTTTGGATAATATTGCACAAGTTGAACTTGGTGAAGGTAAAATTTCCTATGATGAATATGATAACCTTCATGCTCTTTACCGGTTGAACTATCAGAAGTTTATTGAGTACAACATCAAAGACGTTAAACTGATCCTGAAACTTGAAGACAAGTTGAAATTGGTTGAGTTGGCTTTGACTCTTGCATATGATACCAAATGTAACTATGAAGATGTGTTTGCACAGACACGTATGTGGGATTCTTTGACATACTCTTACCTGTTGGAAAGGAGTATTGTTGTTCCTCCACGTGATGTACAGGAAAAGACTGAAGCGTTTGAAGGTGCTTATGTAAAAGATCCACAAGTTGGTCTGCACCACTATGTTGCCAGTTTTGACTTGAACTCTTTGTATCCTCATCTAATGATGCAATACAATATTTCACCAGAGACTCTTATTAAACCAGAAGACTATACAGATGAAATGCGTGACATTTTGTCACGGGTTGTATCGGTTGATAAGTTACTTAAAAAACAAATTGACCTTTCAAATTTGACTGGTGCAACTATTACCCCAAACGGACAATTCTTCCGTACAGACATCCAAGGTTTCTTACCATCGATGATGGAAGAGATGTATCGGGATCGTAAAAAATTCAAAAACCTGATGTTGAAATCCCAACAAGAGTATGAAGATGAGAAAGATGATTCCAAAAAATATGAAATTGAAAAACTTATTGCCAGATACAACAACCTACAGTTGGCTAAAAAGGTATCACTTAATAGTGCTTACGGTGCTTTGGGCTCTCAGTATTTCCGGTTTTATGATTTGCGTATGGCCTTGGGTGTCACCACTGCTGGTCAATTAAGTATTCGTTGGATTGAAAATAAATTAAATGTATATTTGAATACACTATTGAAAACAGAAAACGAAGATTATGTTATCGCCTCAGACACAGATTCGATTTATCTCAAGCTTGGTCCACTTGTTAATAAAGTGTATTCATCGAAGACAGATGTTAAACAAATTATATCCTTCATGGACCGTGTCTGTGAAGATAAAATACAACCATACATCGACAAGAGTTATCAAGAACTTGCTACGTATGTCCATGCATACCAACAAAAGATGGAAATGAAGCGTGAAGGATTATCTGACAAAGGTATCTGGACTGCCAAGAAACGTTATATCTTAAATGTGCATAACAACGAAGGTGTACAGTACAACGAACCACACATGAAGATCATGGGACTTGAGATGATTAAATCCTCAACTCCTTCCATTATTCGTGTAAAGATGGTTGAAGCTGTTAAGTTGATGGTAAATGGTACTGAAGATGATATTCATAAATTCATTAAAGAGTTTAGAGATAGTTTTAATCAACTTCCTGTGGAAGAAATTTCTTTTCCCAGAGGTCTTAATGGGCTAAATACCTATTCAGACTCACTTTCTCTTTATAAGAAGGGTACACCTATTCACGTAAAAGGTGCAATTCTTCATAACCACTATCTTAAACAAAAAGGTTTGGATAAAAAGTATCCTTTGATACAAGAAGGTGAGAAAGTTAAATTTACTTATCTCAAAATGCCTAATCCTTTCAAGGATATGGTCGTGTCTTATCCCGGCAGACTGCCAAAAGAATTTGAATTACAGAATTATATTGATTATGATACACAATTTTCGAAAGCTTTTCTTGAACCAATTAAAGTTGTTTTGGATTGCATGGGATGGAAAACTGAGAAAGTTAGCTCACTAGAGGACTTTTTTGCATGACATTTTTAACACTACTGGCCGCTTTACTCCTATCGAGTATTGCCGCATACTATTCAGTAATTGGATTAGCATCAATTTTTGTTGGTGCTTTTTGGCCAGTTGTTTTTATGGGTTCTTCTCTTGAGTTTGCAAAAGTTGTTACAACATCTTGGTTATATCGAAATTGGGACAAAGCACCATTTCTATTAAAAACATATTTAACGATTGCTGTTGTAATATTGATGTTAATTACATCGATGGGTATATTTGGTTATTTGTCCAAAGCACACTTAGAACAATCAGCATCAATGGCACCTTTGGCCAACAAAGTTGGATTATATAATGAAAAGATTAAAGTTGAGAAGGAAAATATAGATGCCAATCGCAAAGCAATCAAACAACTTGATGAATCTGTGGACCAAGTTATGGGTCGCTCAACAGATGAAAAGGGTGCCGATAAAGCAGTTGCGTTACGTAAAACCCAACAGAAAGAACGCACACGCCTTTTGGCAGAGACACAAGAATCCCAACGTAAAGTGGCAACTCTTAGTGATGAAGTGGCCCCACTCTCAACCGAACTTCAGAAGGTAGAATCGGATTTTGGACCAATAAAATATGTTGCCGAATTAATTTATGGATCTGGTGAAAAGGATTTAATAGACAAAGCAGTTCGTTTGGTAATTATGTTAATTATGCTTGTGTTTGACCCGTTAGCTGTGCTATTATTGATAGCAGCAAATATGAGTATGAAAAAGCCAGAAAAAGTCTTGCCAAAAGAAGAAGATGATGTTATAATTAACTATAAACAGGATGATGGGCCTTTGACTACAAATCAGTTCGAACAAATTAAAGAGAGTGTGGTTCCTGTTGTAAATAAAACAACAGTTGATTTTGAAGGCGTGAGAAATCCTGGTGAAGAATGGATTCAAACTGGTCCAACGTTTGAAGTAACAACACCAACTTATCCAAATATTAGTAATGAGCACGAACAAGTTGCTGTGCATCTTGCTCCAGGCTTTTATGAAGAACACAAAGTTCCAGTCAAAAAATTGGAACCTAAGTATGATTATGATGATCCATATGCATTTCGTGAAAAAGGAAAATAAATGAGTATTCTCGACAAAATTAAAAAGAACAGTAGCATCAAAGATTCTGCTATTCTATCTAAGTCCAAATTCTTTACAGACAAGGACATGATTCCAACCGCAGTACCTATTATCAATGTAGCACTGTCAGGCAAACTAGATGGCGGACTAACTCCAGGACTTACAATGTGGGCCGGCCCATCAAAACACTTTAAGACTGCATTTTCTCTTTTGATGGCTAAATCGTATCTCGACAAATATAAAGATGCAGCGCTTTTGTTTTATGATTCCGAGTTTGGTACTCCTCAAAGTTATTTCGACTCCTTTGGTATTGATACCAGTCGTGTTCTTCATACACCACTTACCGACATAGAACAATTAAAATTCGATATCATGCAACAGTTAACACAACTGGAACGTGGTGATAAGTTGATTATCATTATTGATTCTATTGGTAATTTAGCATCCAAAAAAGAAGTCGAAGATGCTTTGGCCGAAAAATCTGTGGCTGATATGTCACGTGCCAAACAAGTTAAATCTTTGTTCAGAATGGTAACACCACATTTGAACTTAAAAGATATTCCAATGATTGTAGTTAATCATACGTACATGGAAATTGGAATGTTCCCGAAAGCAATCGTTGGCGGCGGAACGGGTTCTTACTATTCAGCAGACAACATCTTTATCATTGGTCGCCAACAAGAAAAAGAAGGCACCGAAGTTGTTGGTTACAATTTTATTATTAATGTAGAGAAGAGTCGTTATGTTAAAGAGAAATCTAAAATCCCTGTTACTGTATCTTTTGACGGTGGCATTAGCAAGTGGTCTGGTCTTCTTGATATTGCTCTGGAATCCGGCCATGTGGTTAAACCATCAAACGGATGGTACTCTAAAGTTAATAGAGATACTGGTGAGATAGAAGATAAAAAATATCGAATCAAAGAAACAGACACCAAAGAATTTTGGATGCCTATATTGAAACAAAAAACATTTCGAGATTTCGTTGAAGGTAAATATAAAGTTGCCTCAACTGATATTATGAAAAAAGAAGACATTGAAGAAGCATTTGAATTGGAAACAATGAACGGAGTTTAATATGAGCCACGAAGACGCAAAAATCAAACACAGCAAGCGTTTACATGATGACGAAACACATATTAAGAAACAAATTAAGATAGCGAAAGCATATGGTATTCCAGTAACAGAACCACATAAATTGAATAAACGACATGTAATGAATTGTGGTAATCCAAATTGTGTTATGTGTGCAAATCCTAGAAAAGTGTTTGGTGAAAAAACAATTCAAGAAAAGAAGTTTGATGAGATAAATTATGATTGAAGGCCTTGATTATTGTTTCATTTATCCGAAAGATGATAAAGAATCAGTACATATTAAATTATTAGATGGCAAATATAAAGATACGGTATTTAAATACGGAAAAGTTAAGTTTGCCGATGAAGGCTTTCAAACTCGTTTACTTTTTGCTTATTATGTGTTAGAATCACCAGTTATGAAACCGAAGAAAATGGAAAAAGATCCAGACTTCCAACGGTATGCTGGTGACTTGTTGGTAGAACTTATGCTTACCGACCTTGATGGAGATATTATTGATGAAACTGGAACAGACGATTCTAAAGAATCTGATTTACAATGAAGATTACTTACGCAAAGTATTACCATTCTTAAAAGAAGACTATTTTTTCGATAGAACCGATAGAACATTATATAATGAGATTACATCATTCACGGAAACTTATAATTCTACACCAACGATTGAAGCACTTGGTTTGGCCGTCAAAGAGAGGCGAAATCTCACAAATGAAGAAGTGGAGAACTGTGAAAGTTATCTACAAGAGATTGAGAAAACTAAAAGCGAAGAATCCAAAATTCAATGGCTTGTTGATAAGACAGAAAAGTTTTGTCAAGAGAAAGCCATCTACAATGCAGTATTGGGGTCTATTTCTATTCTCGATGGAAAAGATAAAACCCAAGACAAAGGTGCGATTCCCACTCTATTATCGAACGCCTTGGCGATAAGTTTTGATAACTCCGTTGGTCATGATTACCTCGAAAACTCCGATGAACGCTATGAATTCTATCACAAGAAAGAAGAGAGAATTCCTTTTGATCTTGACTTCTTCAATAAGATAACCAAAGGTGGTTTACCTAAAAAGACACTAAACATTGCCTTGGCAGGAACTGGTGTTGGTAAATCATTATTCATGTGTCACGTTGCTGCTGGTGCCATGGTACAAGGTAAAAATGTTTTGTACATTACGATGGAAATGGCAGAAGAAAAGATTGCTGAACGTATTGATGCAAACTTATTGGATGTGACCATTGATAGTTTGATGGAGATTCCAAAAGACCTTTATGATAAGAAAGTTGCCAGAGTGCGTAGTAAATGTGCAGGTAAATTAATCATTAAAGAATATCCAACCGCTGCAGCTTCAACTACACACTTTAGGACATTATTGAATGAGCTCAATCTTAAAAAGTCTTTTATACCTGATATTATCTTTATCGATTATCTCAACATTTGTTGTAGTTCTCGCATTAAGGCAGGAGCAAATATCAATTCTTACACTTATGTCAAATCAATTGCAGAAGAATTGCGAGGACTTGCCGTTGAGTATGGAGTCCCGATTGTTTCTGCAACTCAGACCACAAGATCCGGTTTTACTTCTTCCGACCCAGGACTTGAGGATACAAGTGAGAGTTTTGGTTTGCCAGCAACAGCAGATTTGATGTTTGCTTTAATTTCTTCAGAAGAACTTGAAGCAATGAATCAGATTATGGTTAAACAGTTGAAGAATCGTTATAATGATCCGACTTATCTAAAACGTTTTACCTTGGGTATCGATAGAAGCAAGATGAGATTATATGATATTGAACAATCTGCTCAAGATGACCTGATTGATGCAGGTCACAATGATAAGCCAGTAAATACTTTTGGTGACAGAGAACGTAAACAGAATAAATTTAGTGGATTCAAAGTATGAATTTAGCTTATGAAGATGCTTTGGTTTGTGCCAAGGCATTTGAAGATTATTTTGGTAACTTTGACCGCATCGATGAATACATGCGTGACCAAAAAATGAATTCATTAAATGAAATTCCATCCTCATTGTTTCCACCTGAAGATGATTTGTTTTCTGATTTCTCCATGCATCCAAAAGATATGAAATTTGAAGTGACTGAGATTGCACCAGATACATGGGAAACATTACTTGCAATCACATCATCACACATCAATATTCAACCTGTCGGTAAACAGATTCGTTTGGCCGTTAGAGAGACAACCACAGGAAAGTTCGTTGGATTCATCCGGCTTGGTTCACCAGTAATCAACATGAAACCAAGAAACGAAATGCTTGGACAAGTGTTTACGCAGAAACCCGAATGGAATAAGAGATTCAATGATTCTACTTTGATGGGGTTCGTTATCGTACCGTCACAACCTTTTGGTTACAACTACCTTGGTGGTAAGTTATTGGCGGCTATCTGCACCTCACATGAGGTAAGAGAAATTGCAAACAAGAAATATGGAATGAATCTGTGTTTGTTTGAAACAACAAGCTTGTATGGTACAACTAAATCTGTGTCCCAATATGATGGCATGAAACCATTTCTACGATACCAAGGTTTAACAGATTCGGATTTTCTACCAATGATGCACGGCAAACCTTATGAAGTGTTGCGTGATTTTGTGGAGAGTAAAGTTGGCCAAATAGTTGAGGAAGATATCTCTAGTAGAAAGCTTAAGATATCAATGAAGATTATTGCTTTAACTAAAGCTGCTTTAAAGGATAAACCTGAAGGGGGGACATTCCAAGCAACGATTGAGAAGGCTAAAAGGTTGACAGAGAAGAAAAGATATTACACTAGTAATTATGGATATAATAACATGGTAGATTACATTAACTGTAAGTCCGATATACTTATTCCTGGTGAAAACTATGAAAAACACAATCTGGTAAACTTGGTGGAATGGTGGCGAAAAAAAGCGATTAATCGTTTTGAAACGTTACAGACTGAAGGTCGTTTGCGTAATGAACTTGAAGTCTGGACCTCAGGGAAAGACATTCAAATCATTAGATAAATATTTAAATTTAAGGCACGAACATGGCTGGTCTAGGTGGTAACGAAATATACAAATATCCCAAGAATAATCCTAGGGATAGAGTTCCCATTTTTCTTAAAAAATATAATGAAAAAATGAAGTTGAGTGAAGAATTCGAATTAGTAAATGGTTCTAAAGTTAAATTCATCATCGACAAATCTATTATTGATATTGTAACCAAAAGACAACCAACTAAAGGTGTCATTCTAGTTGATAATAAAAAGAAGACATGGAAGTTTGCTGACATAAAAAAGAATTCTGAATTTGGTGGTTCATCAGGCACAGGTTCTGGCTTGGGTGCAGATTTAACTGCCTTGACGGAATCATCACAAGCTGTTTATGCGGCCGCCCGTTGGAATAGAAGTAAAGATTTTAATGAAATAGATTTGAGGAAAGCATATTCACATTCTGATGTGAGTGAACCACTAGATGATATTATAAAGAATCTTCCTGGTGATTGGATAGCTTCTTGTAAGATTGGTGCAAATAAGTTATATTC